TGCTGCTGGAATGGCAATGGGGATCTTGCATGAGGATCACGCGGTTGGAGTGAAGGTTCTTGACAGCCAATAAGCAAAACGTAGGTCAGATTTCCAATCCGCACTACTTAGCGCCGCTTTCGCTCCCGGCGACCTCGCAAAAACCCATATAAATCGGACATTTCCTCGCTGTTTCGCGGCAGCGGATCGGCTCGATTTTTGCTGCAAACGACTTAAACTGAGTGCAGCAAATTTGCAAGTATTATCAACGCTCCGAAAATGTTAGAAATAGCTAGACGCGGCAAACGCGCAGCAAAATTGTAAGCGGTTATCAACGCTCCGAAAGCGTTTAAAATGACTGGACACAGCAAATTGGAGCGTTGGCGATGGGCGCGGACGAGAAAATCGTTACGTTGTCGGCCGAGGCGAAGGCGGTTTACGACCAGCATATGCAGCACTGCAAGGCCGCTTGGCGCACTACTGAAGATCCGCTCGTGATCGCCGAGGCGCTCGCTAACGTTTTCCTATTCCGGCAACCGTTGCCGGCATGGGTCGAAGCCGCCGCCGTCTCGATCGTCATCGGGCAGCGTACCGCCGAGCACGCCCGGAATCACCGCGAGGCGACGCAGCACTTATGGCGCCACGCGTGTTTTCAAAAAGTCTACAAGCCGGGTGAGATCTCGCAGCGCAAGGCCGCCGAGCGCGTGAAAGAGATACTCAACGGCACCGGTATTGCCAACGTCGAACCGGAAGAAATCATCAAAAGCTGGAAGCAAGTCAGGGAGGACTTAGCGGCCGGGCTACAAGCAAAATATTTCGTGTACCTGCGCGGCGAGCGTTAGGGGATTTGCTCAGGTACCAAACCATATAGGGCTTGCTCGATCACCAAACCCTATATGATTTGGTCGGCTACCTTTTCCCTGTTTCGATGCTTTCAAGATCAATTTAATTAGGTGCGGTTTCCTCCTAGGAGCCGCAACAAATGTCCAATCAATCCGATGAACGTTTCGGCCGTCTGCTTCGCGGCGCCAATAATATTTGTGCGTACCTGCGGGAATTGGGCGAGGTCGATCTCGAACCACAGGATATCTACTACATCCACCGGACCCAAAAATACCCGATCACCAAGCACGGCCGCGACCTGATCGCCAACACATCCCAGCTTGCGCGCCACGCTCGGAAAATCTCGACCGTTTCGTGAAGTTGCTCACCCGGTGCAAGTGCGCCGGGTGCTGGATTCTTGTGATTTGCACCGATCACCCGGGTGCAATCGAGCGGGTGCCGGGGAGGTGAGTATCCCCGGAAATGCAAGCGCATAGCTCCTTCTTAAGGGAGGAGTCCGGGGCAGACCCAGCGGACGGCCGAGACGGCTAATTTCCGGAGGCTCAGCCTGCCGGAGAACACCTTCCGAAAGGCCAAGGGGTAGAGCACCTGCCTGAATCCCCCGGAAGGCATTTCAAGTAAGGGCGCGGGGCGTCGGCAGGGTGCCGACCGCCCTCGCGCTATAGGGAGGTGAGTGGTCACTTCCTTAGCACACACCCTAGCAATTCCACAAAAACAAGGGTCCAGCCGCTGCAACGGTTGGACCCTTCGTTTGTGCTCAGCCCTCGATTGTCGGCCGTCGAGGGCGAGGAATTCAGACCGTCATTCCCATCAGCATGAGAAAGGGAAAAATCATGCTGTTTCGACCAACTGTCAGTAGCGAATCGGTGACGATTTCGCAACCAGCGGCCACGATTTCGTCGTTTAGCGCACTCGTAGACGCGATGAACCATCGGCCGTGCCGGCGGAAACCCCGCCGGTACCGATCGCGGCGGCGACAATATGAGGGCGGCGTGTGCCGTGCTGCCCGGCGAGCCCTTACCGGGGCGCTGATGTGTCAGCAAAACGGCGTTACTCCGCAAGTGGCCGCGGAATTGTGCGGCAGTAACGCGGTCTATATCGGTGCTTGGCTCACCATCCTGCAGGCCGAAGATCCCGTCCTGCAGGCGGCGGTACTCGCCGGTCGAGTGCCGTTGCTCAAGGCGGCCGCGCAATCCAGGCCGGCGGCGATCCTGATTGACGCCTATCGCAAGGCCGCCCCGGCGGACAAGCTCGCGTTCGCCACCGCGATCACGCCCGCGGTGATCTGGGACGAGACCATCGCCCCGGTGATCGGCAGTAAACCGGCCTCTACGACGCCTACCGTGGAGGCCGCCTTCGAAGCATTGCACCATGCGGCGTAATCGTGACCTCGCCGCTAGCCTCGCTGCTCTCCGCGAGGCCGGTGTCTACGACGTCATTATCATGCACGGGGCTAAGCACCTGCAGCTGCGGTGGACCTACAATGGCCAATCGCGCATGGTCACGGTTCCGTGCACGGCGAGCGACCTGCGCTCTCCACTCAATACCCGCGCAGAAGTTCGTAAGCTTCTTCGTCGTGATGGACTCCTGCCGGAAACCGGCAGGAGTTCTGCGCCCTCGAGGGCGCCGTGCTGGCGTGAGCAAATAGAAGTCGTTTCACGCCAACTTCACCGCGTTTGTGTTCCTCATGAGCTGGTCACTGAGCGGGACCGGGTGATCGACGCCCTGCACCGACTCGGCGCGTCGGCCGTCGTAGAAAAGGAGGCCATCATCTAGATTCGTTCGAGAGATAGAGCCTTACGCAGAAGCGGTGCCGGCGCGAATGCCGGCGCCGTTTTTTTATGCCGCAGCTACCGGCCGCCGCGCCAAGGCGGCAGCCGCTTTCCAGGAAATTGAGATGAGTCTGAATCATTCCTGCCCAAATCGACGTCATCCGCTCAGCGAACGCGGATCTGACCTCTACTCGACACCTTCGGTTGCGACCGAGGCGTTGCTCGGCGTCGAGCAACTACCTAATCGCTTGTGGGAACCGGCAGCCGGACGCGGCAACATCGTCAGGATATTGCGCGCGCATGGCCATATGGTGTTTGCCAGCGACTTCATTGATTACGGTAGTCCCGCGCAGTCCGTCGGTTGCGATTTCCTATTAAAGAAGCAGCTACTACACGACTGCGGAGCTATCGTCACCAATCCGCCTTTCAAACTTGCTGAGCAGTTCATCGCGCACGCGCTCGAATTAGCGCCGGCGATGATCGTCATGCTGTTGCGGCTGGCATTTCTCGAATCCGAACGTCGCCGTGACATCCTCGAGAACTGCGGACTCGCCCGCGTTCACGTCTTCCACAAGCGCTTACCCATGATGCACCGCGACAATTGGGCCGGCAGCAAGGCTAGCAGTGCCATGTCGTTCGCGTGGTTCATTTTGGCAACGCAGCTATCGCGGACCAACAACAATCGATTGGATCTAAACAAAGGAAGAAATCACTCACATGGATAAACTTCGTATCGATGAACTCCAGCGGTTCGCTGATCGAGATCGTTTCGACCCGAGCGGACCGTCGTGGATGCCCGGTGGGGAAACTAACCTCGACAAAGTCGCCGTAAACACTGACATCGGTGATCTTGCCGACGCGCTGCCGCCGCTTGAACGGATCAGGCGCACCCTCAACTTTGTTCTCCCGAACGGCAACCCGCTGAAGTTTGTCACGCTCTCACGTCAGCAAGCCGAGATCCTGCTCCAGACGCTGACCTTTGATACGTATCAACAAGAAGCCAGTAAAAGCAGTCGCTACCCCGGCCGCGGCAATATTGCCGGCCTCAAATATTTGGTTCTCAAGTTGATTTGCGAGGCTGCCGAAGCCGGCCAAAAGGTTGCTAAATGCCTGCGCGACTCTAACGGAGTTCTTGACGAAACCCGTCGTGCCGCGTTGGTCGCCGAAGTTGGCGATACGCTTTGGTATGCCAGTGCGATCGCTGGTGAACTTGGCGTCAGCTTCAGCGAAATCGCCCGAGCCAATCTCGACAAACTTCGTGATCGTGTCGCCCGCGGCGTGCTCGGCGGCGACGGCGACAATCGTTGATAGGAGAACTCCAATGACTGAAGACGAATGGCGCGAACATTATCACCGGCGGTGTAACAGTGACGTTCCCCACACGGAATTGCTGCTCCCCGGCGACGGTATGCATGATCCGCCGAGTTCCGGCGATCTAATTGCTGATGTGATCGACAAGATTACTCGTCAGCTCAGTGATCCTTATTACAACTGGTTTGATCCGATCGACACCGTCAGCCTGTACCGCGCCGAAGCGGAAGCCGTGCGTGAGGTCCTGATCAATTCACGGAGAACTACATGAAGCCGTTTCAAATCACTGCCTCGCGTCCGCCGATCATTGTCCTGCACGGTCATCCGGGCGTCGGAAAAACCTCGACGGCCGCCGGCTTTCCGAATCCCGTGTTCATTCAAACTGAGGACGGGTGCCCGGCCGGGCTGACCATCGCGAGCTTCGGCCTGGCCGAGAGCTTCGCCAGCGTCATCGAGGCGTTGACCTGGCTCGGTAAAGAAGAGCACAGCTATCAGACACTCGTCATCGATAGCCTCGACCAGCTCGAGCCGCTGATACAGACGGCGCTGTGTACCGACCGCGGCTATCAATCAATTGAAAGTCCCGGTTTCGGCAAGGGCTATGTCGAGCTTGATAAGTACTGGCTCGATTTCCTGCGCGGCTGCAACTGGCTGCGGCGTAATCGCAACATGGTGATCGTCCTGATCGCCCACAGCGAGATCGTCATGATCAACGATCCGCGCACGACCGCCTATTCGGCCTACGCGTTGCGCCTGCATCGGCGGGCACGCGGGCTCGTTGAGGACAGTGCCGACCTGATCGGCTTTCTGGCGACTGACGTCGCGGTCAAGACCGAGCAAGTCGGCTTCAACAAGACCCGCGCTCGAGCGGACGGCGGCAATACACGTTGGCTGCACGCCGAGCCGCGACCCGCCTTCACCGCGAAGAACCGGTTTGGAATGCCCGAGCGGATCCAGATCCCGCTCGGCTTCGACTATCAGAAAACGCTCGGCAAGTTTTTCCCGACCCCGCAGCCGCAAGTGGGGACGTCACCTATTGCGGCACCTGAATCCCAAATGATGACATCCAAACACAAAGGTTAGAGTCATGAGTGTATCTGTGTACGACCGGCTGCCCGAGATGTTTGACCCGACTGCAGGTGAGGGCACGTCGGGCCCGCCGCCGATTCCGCCGGGTTGGTATCTCGCTCACATCGTTGAGACCGATGTTCGCGACGCCAGTAACGGCAATGGCAACTATCTGCTCACGGTGTTTGAAATCCTCGAGGGTGACTTCCTTCACCGCAAGATTTACCAGAATGTCACCCTCGCCAATTCCAGCCAGCAGGCGGTTGAAATCGGAACTCGCCTGAAGACCGATATCTACCTTGCTGCTGGCGTCGACGGACCAACGCAGTCGATTGACGTGTTGCTGTTCAAGCCGGTGAAGATCCGCGTCGGCATCAAGCGCGACCCGACGGGCGAGTACGGGGATCGTAATCGGATCTTCGCGGTACGCTCGCAGGATTTCGAGCCCAAGCGCGGGCCGACTCCCGCATCGCCGACGTCCGCGTCGCCGAGCACGGTGACAGCGAAGCCTGATTTGCCCTGGAACACCAAATAGAGGGATGCGCGTCTGTGAGAACGGCCGTCGATCGCAGATCGGCGGCCGTTTCTCATTTTAGCACCGCAGAAATAGAGATGGCACTCCGACCATATCAAGAAGACGCCATGCGCGAGCTGTTCGTGTTCTGGCGTAACGGCGGGGGCAATCCGCTGATTGCGATGGCCACCGGCACCGGCAAGGCCGTGGTGATCGCGTTCCTGATCAAGCAGCTGCTGACCAACTATCCGAACATGTACGTGCTGGTGACGGCACCGAACCGCGAGCTGGTCGACCAGGATATCACAGAGCTTCGCAACCTCTGGCCCGATGTGCCGATCGGCATCAATTGCGACGGACTCGGCGCGCGCGATACCGAGGCGCAGATCCTGTTTGCCACGGTCAACTCGATTTTCCGCAATCCCAAGGCGCTCGGCGCCCGCCACCTGATCATCATCGATGAAGGTCATCTGATCCCGCACGGTGCTGAAGGCATGTACCACGGTACGATCGGCGGCCTGCGCGAGCTCGTGCCCGATCTCCGTGTTGCCGGTCTGACCGCGACGCCGTTTCGCCTCGACAGCGGGCACCTCTGCGAGGGCGACGGCCACCTGTTCGACAACGTGGTTTACGAATACTCGATTGCCGAGGGCATTCGCGACGGCTGGCTCGCGCCATTGTCGTCGAAGGCACGGAGCAAGGCGGCGACGATCGATGTTGCCGGAGTCGGCAAGCGCGGCGGTGAATACATTGCAGAACAGCTCGAAGCCGCAGCGATTCGCAACAATGCGGTCGAGCTCGCCTGTGACGAGATCGCCACCTATCAGGGTAGCCGCCGCGCTTGGCTCGTCTATTGCGTCGGCGTCAAGCACGCCGGCATGGTGCGCGACGCCTTGCGGGCGCGCGGCGTCAACGCCGAGATGGTGCTCGGCGAGACTCCCAGTGACGAGCGCGACCGTATCATCGAGGACTTCCGCGCCGGCCGACTGACCGCACTCGTTTCGGTCATGGTGTTGAGCTACGGCTTCAACGTTCCGCATGTCGACCTGATCGCCATGTTGAGGCCGACCTGCAGTGCCGGTCTCTATATCCAACAGGTCGGCCGCGGTACGCGCAAAGCCGAGGGCAAGGATAATTGCCTGGTTCTGGATTTCGCTGGCAACGTTCGCCGTTTTGGCCCGGTTGATGACGTCCGCATCAGAACCAAGGGCAGCGGATCCGACAGCGCCCCGACCAAGGTTTGCCCGCAATGCCAGGAGATCCTGCCACTTGCGGCGACCGGGTGCTCGAGCTGCGGCCATATCTTTGTGCGCGAGATCGTGCCCAAACATGCCGCTCGAGCGGATACGGCGCCGATCCTGAGTCCGCCCCGCGTTGTCTCTGATTGGATCGAAGTCGAAGATATCACTTACAACTATCATCACAAAGAGACTCCCTCGCTGCGGGTGACCTATCACTGTGGCGCGCACAGCTTCTCCAAATGGATCTGCCTCGAGCACCGCGGCTATCCCCGTGATCTCGCGGCGCAGTTCTGGCGCGTTTTGAGCGGCGGCACACGCGTGCCCGCGACGGTCGATGAAGCACTGCGGCGGCAGGATGAGCTCGAGCCCGTCACGCATATCCGCGTGATCCCGGACGGCGAAAGATTTTGGCGCATCACCGCCTTTCGCATCGGCGATATGACCTATGACGCCAACCTGAACCGCGCGCGCGTGGTCGCGTCGGCTACGCCGCCAATCGACGACCGAATCCCTTACTTAGGATCAAACACATGAATCTCATTCCGGACGAGCTGCCGGATCTGCGACGTGTCGGTCTCCTGGCTATCGATAGCGAGGAGCACGACAAAGGCTTGCAGGCCGATCGTGGTTCGAGTTGGGCGTGGCGTGACGGGCACGTCTGCGGCATCTCCGTCGCCTATCGCGCGGACGGAGGCGTGCACGGGCTCTATCTGCCGATGCGCCATCCGGATACGCGATGCTTTCCAGTAGAGCAGGTCTATCGCTGGCTGACAGCACATGTTGCCTCGGAAGTCAGCTTCCTCGGTCTTAACGGGCCGTTTGATTGGGGTTGGTTTTATGCTGAAGCGGGCATCCGCATGCCGCCGAGCGAGCGCCTCGAGGAGCTGGGCGCGCTCGCCACGCTGGCCAATGAGAACCGCCGTGATTACAGTCTCGACGCGCTGGCCAAGTCCTGCGGCTTTCCGGGCAAGGACGAAACCTTGCTTCGCGAGGGCTGCGCGGCACTCGGGCTGATCGAGAACAAACGCAAGAAATTTCGTCCGCAGAGCTATATCTGGCGGCTGCCAGCGCGTTACGTCGACATCTACGCGGTAGGCGACGCAATCAATACCCTGCTGACCTACGAGCAGCTCGACCCGATCCTCGATCGGGAGAACACACGTGCTGCCTATCAGCTGGATCGGGATCTCGTGCCCATGATCGTCGCCATGCGGGCACACGGGATCCGTGTTGACGTTGCCGCCGCGGAACGTGCCCGTGACCTCCTGCTCGGCAAGCGCGACGCCGTGCTCGCATCATTGTCGGACAAGCTCGGCGTGGTGGTGAGCATGGACGAGCTGAATCGTAACCAGTGGAAAGCGGGAGTCTTCGATCGTGAGCGGGTGAAATATCCGCGGACTGAGAAGGGCAATCCGAGCTTCACTAGCGATTGGATGGAGGGCCATGCCCACTGGCTACCGCAGCTGATCTGCACGGCCGAGAAGTATCACCGCGCCGGTGACAAGTTCGTCGGCAATTACATTCTCGGGCACGCGGTCAACGGCCGCATCTATGCCGAGCTGCATCCGTTCAAGAGTGAAGATCACGGCACTAAATCGTTCCGATTCTCCTACTCCGATCCTCCGTTACAGCAGATGACCGCGCACGATGAGGAGTTCGCGCCGATCATCCGCGACCTGTTCAGGGCCGACGAACATGAATGGTGGGCCAAGAGTGATGCGTCGCAGCAGGAATTCCGGTTCGTCGCGCACTACGCAGCGATCCACAACATGCCGAAAGCGGAGATCACGGTCGCGCGCTATCGCGACGATCCGAACACTGACTTTCATAAACTGACTGCGCAACTCACCGGGCTTAGCCGCCAGGAGGGCAAGCAGGTCAACTTCGCCAAGATCTATGGTGCCGGGATTCGCAAGTTCGCCGAGATGACCGGCCTGCCGCTCGGTAAGGCACGCCAGCTCTTCGAGCAGTACGACCGCGAGATGCCGTTCCTGCGCGCGCTCAGCAAGGCCTACGAGTATCTCGCCCGCCACCAGGGCTACAT